AAATGGTTTCGTCATGGTTCCTCCTTATGACTGTCGTTCTCGGATCATTTTTAAAATGTCCTGAGCACGTTCGCTTGATGGTTTATCATCTGTTGCAGTTGCCGTTGTTGTAGTTTCAGCAACAGGTTCCTGTACAGGCGCCGCCGCTGGTGTATCTACTGCTGGAGCAACTGACTCCGATGCCGATGGTGTTGCCGCTTTGTTCGGATCACCTGTTGGAGCACTCATGCCTGGAGCACGAAAGTACTGTCCAAAACGATCCGGATCATATGCTTCTCCATCAACAGATGCTTCAAACATCTCTTGCATTACCTTAACTTCAACATCTGAAGGTTTTTTAGGTAAGAAGTCATTTAAATTATACAATCCATTAGTTTCAATTGCTGACTTTTCTTCATCAGTCAATGCACGTTCTCTACGTGACCATTGTGATGTTGAATAATCTGCATATCCACCTTTTGAAGTTTTCTTAATTCTAAAGTCAACTCCTCTTGCATAATCTGTAGGAAGATCTTCCATCTCAGGATCCATTAATGCACCTTTGATAATTTGGAAAATCTGTGGACCAATAATAAAACGTCTAATTGGATTGCTAGGCGTTTCATCATCTTTGATAGGATTGTCAGTAACAAAACCTTGGAAAATATAAGAACGTTTTTTCCAATACTTACGTCCTTGATCTTCTAGGCTTTTGTCTTTGAACCAACCTCTAACTTCATTTAGAATGTTACAAGTTTCGCCATACATTTCCATACATGGAACGTTTACTGTAACTGGACGACTGTCAGTCTGTCCTTTGATTCCCGCAAATGGAAGTTTGATCATCAAACGTTCTTTCCAAAAGAACACGTTTTCTGGATCTTTGTCAGGAAGAAATCTCAGAACTGCTTCTGATCCTTCTGACATATTCCAATGTGGGTAAATTGCGTTATCGCCGCCGCTGTTATTACCGCCGCCTTTACGATCTTCTTGTTCACGTAATTTTGCACGGATTTCTGCTAATGTAGCCATAATATAAGCCTCCTTTATTTGCCTTTATGTGCCTGTTGTAGATACATTTCCTAACAACATATCTACTATTATATTTAGTCTTGTGTCGAAAGTCAAGACTAATTTAGAATTTATCTTACCAAAATGATTTTTGTGGTTTGACTACGAAGTTAATTACTTTCCTGTCAACGTTTTTAATTGGATTAGAACTTGCATGAAATACATTTGAAGGAAACATAAACAATCTGCCTGCTTTTGGTTCTACTTCTTTTTGTACCGTTAGATTAGTTGCACCCTGATGTGCTTTCTTATCAAACAGTCTAGTGTTTCCATCGCTGTCATTAATATAAAACACCATGCTAATTGTATCATCATTTGGAGCATCAATGTGAGGTGGATTATACTGTGTAGTATTAGAACCATCACGTAAAAGCAAGTTTGCTTTTACTCTAAATATCTTTTCTATTGTTATACCTGTTTTTAATTCAACAAAATATAAAATTGGTTTGATCATTTCCCAAACTGGACTGGGTTGTGTAGTTGGATCGTTTAACATATGAACAAACTGGGTTGTTTCTTTAATTTGTTCTGTCATTTGCACAGTTTTTTGATAGTCATCAAATCCTGTGCTTGTTTTTTCATATGACCACGGAATAGGACCATCAAATATTATATTTGTATGATCTATAAAACTTTTTGGACAAAAATCATCTAATACTTTATACATACAAGTATTTAAACGAAATTAATTTTTGAATGTTATTTTTTGATTCCTGCTAATTCTCTTAGTCTGTCAACTGATTCATTTGGACCAGCGTTATCGGACATGGCTATTTGACTTTGCATATGACTTAAACCTTTTTCTTTGGTTTGGTCTATATAGTCTTGGATAACCTTTTTAGCATATGAGTCATCTTCGCTATCTTTTAATTTTTCTAATTCTTCGATAGCATCTACTGTTTCACTTGCATCACTTAAGATGTTTTCAGCGTCAACCATTGCAATATCAAATGCATTGCCGCCTTCACTTACATCTTTAGATTTTTTCATTGCCTGTACTACTTCTTCTGGTTTCATGCCTAACTCTTTTGCAATCTCTTCTACGCTTTTACCTTCTTTTCTTAACTTGTACATATATGGAATTGCTTCGCTTACATCGTCATCTTCCACTTGTACTTGTTTGCCGCTTAATTTAGCCACAAACTTCTCTACTAGATCCCCTACGGAATCACCAAAACGCTTACGGGCAGAGATTACAACACCTGTTTCGCCTTTTGGAAACGCTCCAGTTTCTTTGTCATAGAATGAGCGAACAAACTCAATGATGTCTTCGGTACTTGCTTTTTCATCTTTCTCTTCATCATCATTTCCTGCTACTTTCATAGCACCATCTTTGTCAATAGTTACATCAGTAGTATCATCCTCCGATTTCATATCTCCAAAATCTAACTGACCTAGTACGTCTGGATTATTGCGTTTTAGGTAAGCATGGATTGTTGGTCTAGCACACGCATCTGCGTCCTTGTCTGCTAAATCAATTATAGACTTTTCTAATTGTTCGTCATCTATAATGCCTTTAAGGCTGTTAAGTACATTCGTTCCATCTGGACCGACTGGTAAGTGTTTCTTGATCATCTTGTTTAAGACGTCAATTTTTTGTTTGTCCATAGATTCATCCATTACAGAATCTGTCCATGATTCAAATTCATCTTCTGGTTGTTGTGATTGTTCAACTGTAAAACCTTCGTTGTCTAAAGCATCAATTACTGCATCACGTGAACTCATTGTGTGAATAATAACTTGTCCTTTGTGCAAATCGCTTGGTTCACATTGACATTTGATACCTGCTTTTGCACAGGCGTATTCCATTTCTTCACAGTCTTTATCAGTGATACCTCTGTCTTCATCATAGTCACCATCAATGTCAACTATATGTGCGTGAGCCTCACTTGAACCTTCGTATCCTGCTTCGCCTACAAGTTCATCTAAATCTTTTGTAGACTCTGCCATTCTTTTTTGTTGTATTTTGTGTAGTAAAGGAAATGTATCTTTTAATTCTTCATTGAAATTAGATAGTGTAAATGCATTAGTTAGATCGTTTACAACGTCGTCACCTAATTGATCTTCTGCTGTTGCAGGTTGATAATTTTCTAATTGTTCTTTGTAATAACTTTGCGTTTGAAGTTTTTTCATGTGTGTGCGTAAACTTTCTAATTCACCTACAGCACCTTCAATAATATCGCTTGAAGTATTGTTCATAAAATCTTTATTTTGCACGTATCTTTTGAATGAAGAAAGTTTTGCAATATTCCCAGAAACTTCAATTATGTGTTTACCAAAATCATCATGTGGAGTACCACCATTTGCAACGTGTCTTGTCATTGCTCTAGCACCTGATAAATGATTGTACGGATATTTGAATCTTTCACCTGCTTCGTTTTCAATGAACAACGACTGAATATGTCTAGTTCTAGCACCTGTGGTTTCTGGTGTGATCTCTTTTTTGTGTCTAATTATTAATCTAGTTTTATCTAGATTTTCGTAACTTGATTTTGTAGTTCCGTACATTACTGACTCCTGCATTTTGTTACTAAGGTATTTATAGTCTCTTTTATCTAAATTAGTCTTAGCAATATCTCTAGCATCAAAATTCATTAGGTGTTTTTTAGCAAAAAACCGCATTTCTTTTAAAAACTCAAACCATGCATTTTCAGTAATTTCGTCAGCATTTTCCAGCATACCCTGACTGTAATACAGTTTTAATGCCTCAGGTTCCTTAATACTTACACTTACTGCACCTTTATTTTCGCCCTTGACTACGTAATCAAAGTCAAAAAATCTTGCTTTTGACTCATCTGTAGTTGGTGCTCCTGTCTCGTCTCCAAGTTCCAATCGAGGAAATCTGCCTCTGATTTTCTCAAATAATGACGATGCTATTGAATCTAATCCCTTCATATTACTATTTAGTCTATTACACCGAAACAAAGATAGGCATTGGAAGTACCGTTTCTGTCTGTAGATCCTTCATTTTTTCATAGATCGCGGGATCCCAATCTGCTAGTATCTGTTGCATACGCACATTTAAAAGCATACTCATGACTAGGTCATCGTGCTCACCTGTTTTTGCTCCATAGGTTGTACCATGTGCAACAAAGTTTTTAAGTTCACTTACCAACGGTTTACTGCTAATTGTAAGTTTTCCTGTTTCTAGTAGATGCTTAAATTTAGCACAGGCACCCATTTTAGATTTGTGTGTAGTATTAAACCCTTTTCTAAATTTACGCACATGACCTTTTCTAATAGGTTCACTTAAAAACATACCTGGTATATGTTCTTCTCCATAGTCTTTAATTGCTACCAGAGCCGCTTCACCTATAGCATTGTTTTCTACACTGTAATAAATTTGTGTGTTGTCTCCTGATGCTTCTGTTTGTTCTTTAATAGTTTTTGTAATTTCTGCTAGTATTCTAATCTGTCCTTGTATTGGTGTTAGATTATGTTGCCATTCCGCTACCTGTTCAAATGTGGGTAACTCGAATACCTGTATCGCCGCATAGTCACCACCTGTACCTAAACTAGGATCTAAACTTACTACATAAGTCATTTTAGAATGACAGTCTTTATACCAACGTGTTTGTCCAAGATTACGCAAAGGATTTATACCTTCAAGTTCTGCAAGTTTAACACTGTTAATTAATGTTTCATCGAAGATTAAGAATTCACATTCGTGTTCACGTCTAAATCTTTCTTCACCAATTCTACCACGCTCTTCTTTTGCCCAGTCTTCGTCACGTTCAGGATGTTCACTCCAGTGAGCAGTATAGGCAAAGAAACCATTCACACCTATTTCTGTGTCATTGCCGTGTTCATCAAATCTTTTACAGGCTTCTTTCCAAATAAGGGCAAATTGATCTTCATCTGAGTTTGGTGTGCTTGTAATAATTGCTTTACCACCTGTTGCTAGTGTGGGTGAAATCGAAGTCCAAAACTCTTTGGCAATATTAGGATTAACAAACGCAAACTCATCACAGTATAGTAATGATATTGACATACCTCTACCAGTATTGTCTGTTGTGGTTTGTGATACAATTCTACTGCCATTATCAAACTCCATAGACCCTTTGTTGTAACTTGTAACACCACAACGTATATAGTCTGGACATAGTTCATACGCATATCTAATTCTATGCATAATTTCCTGTGCACCTTGATATTTGTGTGCGGCAATTAGTACAGTAACGTCTGGATTAAACATAGCATACCATAATAGATATCCTGCCGCGGTAGTCGACTTACCTGTTTGTCTAGGTAACATATTGATATTGAATCTATGTGCGTGATAACTTTCTACTAATTTTTCTTGAAATTTAAATGCACTGAAAAGCAACTGTCCTTTTACAGGATGTTGAATGTAAAAATAATTATCTAAAAAATATTTAGGACCTGTGCTAGGATCTGCACACTGCCTCAACGACTCTATTTCTTTTTCTGTATATCTAGTCTTCTTGTGTGGCTTTTTGATTAGAACACCGTCAAGACTTTTTATATTATTACTCATATATGTATTTATTTAGGTTTAAGGGGAGTTATTTTGTTTTGACGTTCTTGGCTTTTCCACGTCTATTCTTGTTAGGATCTTCTCTGCGTTTTCTACTTGCCGCTTTTTTACGTCCTTTTTTACCCAGTGAATGTGCTTTTGATCTAGGTAAACACTTTGGCTTACCTTCGCTTTTTGATCCTCTAGCACAATCGCCCCTAATTTTTCCATCAGGACCAAATCTTACCCATTTTTGTTTGAACCATTTTTTAAGATCTTCATTTAAATCTTCTGCAAATAATAAATTACCGCAGTTTACACAAAAGTCAACGTCTTCTTTTTTCACACAGTTAGGTACACGTTTTCCGAACATGGTTTTCATGCCCTTCTTTTCGTATCCCTTCCAACAACGTGTTCCTTCTAGTACCTCGATAATTTTCATTATTTCTTCTTACTGTTTCCCCAGTTCTTAGCACCTTTTTTTCTGCACTGTACTAGGGCGCCTGAGGCGTAAGCACTTGGCCAAACTTTGTATCTTGCTTTGACCTTATGATAACAAGCATCTTTCTTTTCTGCAAGTTTTTCAAACTGTTCTTCTGTGATAGGTTTATTAACGTAATCTTCTAGCACACTTTCTTTTGCCAT